ATAGAATACTATGTTTATAACATAGAGAGGTACAACGATGAATATTAAGACGTATATGATGAAAACTCAAAAGCCTGAGTATTTTACTGTGGATATTGAAGTTCAGCCACATACTCATCCATTATATATTAGCCGCATGATTAGAGAGCGTCTTGAAGCTCTTGGCATGCCTTCAAATACATACACAGAGCATGTGGCGACATATGAAGATCTTGAGGCTGAGTTAGAAGATGCATCATTAAAGTTGAATAGTGATACCGAGTGGACAATGTCTTATCTGTTTGAGTTAGAAAAGAAAGTTGCATCGCTGACTGAAGCTAAAGAAAATTTAATTCACTTAATTTGAATTTAGTTGTGTACATCTTAATCGTATCATAGTAATATGATCTTATAAACAATCTAACAAGAGGAATATATTATGTCACATGAAGTTGAAACAATGGCCTACGCTGGTGCACTACCTTGGCATGGTCTCGGTGTTGAAGTTAGTAACGATCTGACTCCTGCACAAATGCAGAAAAAAGCTGGACTTGATTGGTCAGTAGAAGAAGTTGAATCGTTTGTTGAGTTTAACGGCCAAAAAGTTCCGACTGGTCAAAAATCTCTTGTTCGATCCACTGACGGAAAAATTCTGACAAATGTAGGTGCTAATTGGAAACCTTGTCAGAATGATAAAGCTTTTGAATTCTTCTCCGAGTTTGTTGCTTCAGGTGATATGGAAATGCACACTGCTGGTTCACTTAAAGGTGGAACAAATGTTTGGGCACTTGCAAAAGTTAAAGAGTCATTTGATGTATTTGGTGATGACACTGTAGAGTCTTTCCTTCTCTTTAGTAATCCACATCAGTATGGTAAAGCTATTGACGTACGTTTCACACCAATTCGTGTTGTCTGCAATAACACTCTGACAATGAGTCTAAATCAAGATGCTAAGCGTTCGGCTAAAGTTGGACACCGTACAGAGTTTAATGCAGACACTGTAAAAGAAACTCTTGGTCTCGCTCATGAGAAATTTCAGGTCTATAAAGAAATGGCTCAGTTCATCGGATCTCGTGGTGCAACTGCTGAAAATCTTATTCAGTATTACAACGAAGTCTTTCCATCAACTTCACGCTCAACACAAGAGCGGGCGCCAGTTGCTAAATACGAAGATCTTAGCAAAGCTGCAAAGATGTGTTATGATGCTCTTGAAGTTCAGCCAGGCGCCCAGTACGCTCCTGGTACATGGTGGCAAGCATTCAACAGTGTAACTTACTACACTGACCATCTTCAAGGTCGTAATGCTGAAAACCGCTTGCATAATCAGTGGTTTGGTTATAACCAGCTGGCTAAAGTGAAAGCAGCAGAAAAAGCAGTCGAATTTGCGACTGCTTCATAATACACGAATTTAATTAAAAAAACTAAAATGAGCTGTTTACATCCAGCTCATTTTATCGTATAATACTTATATTGACAGCTCCACCACGGGGGTGGAGCTAAACCTAGGAGACCATTTAATGGCAACTAAAACTGAAACTACTCGCGTATCACAAAATTATGTTGGCACGTACACTCTCTCTAGTAAGGCCGAGATGTCTCGCCTTGACGAAATTAAAAAATCAGTTAAAACCATGAACACTATTTCTGGAAAGAAATTTTATGTTTCATGCAAAGGGCGCTCAAGCGACGGTAGCACAAAACGCGTCGGCAAATATAATACATTTTTGCCATTGAGTCTTTCTGATAGCGTTGACGCTTATATTTATGAGCGCTCCGCTTCCTAATATATTATAAGATTTTTCTCCTAACTAGGCCCGCCACTGTGCGGGTCTTTTTTTATTATAAATAGTGGTATAATATAACGCTAGGAAATGTATATGTTCATAAGAATGGCAAGGGCCGATTGGTTAAAGAACCGAACTGGCACTAGTGATTCGCGTTTAAAAATTTTAAAGCATATTATTTTGGATGGTGATCCAATTTCTGATTGGGAAGGCAAAGACGTGTATATTAAAAACACGCGTGAAAATGCTGATATACTTGATGAATACAGTAACGACGATGATCAAAAAACATTTACACTCATAACCGAAGATAGTGGCAAGATCATATCAACTGACATAGGTAAGTCAGCAGTTTTTGGTGGATATGGTAGGGGCAATGTTCAAGGATTTATAACGGATATCGTAGAATCTTTACACTGTCTATATCTTGCGGCAATGGTACAAGAAGGTACAGATAAAAACTTTGCTCACTTTACGACAGAGACTCTTGCAAAATATAAAAGAAAAATTAAGGTCAACGTACCATATAATAGAATGATTGCTTCTGCGCCGCAGTGGCACTTCTCAGCATATACCACTGCGGCCTTTCTCATAAAGAACGGTTATATAACTAATCAGCATATATTCCATCATAAATCAAAAGAAGTTACTCAGATATATGTTGCTAAGCAAAGAGCATTTAAGTCTGAGAATAGAAAACCGTTGAATGACGATAAATGGAATCCCGGAGATATATGGGCAATAAAAAATGCATTTAATCCAAAGCACCTAAGTAATGATAGTGTAAGAACATTAAACATACAAATTAAGAATGCCTTTTTGGCCGGAGACTGTATTGCAATTTCTCTTAAACAGATTGCTAAGTTAGAACTAAAGGCCAAAGGCTCTGAGTACAACATAGCAACAAACATTCCTGAGACTCATTCACTAAATAAAATAACACTTAAAACTTCGGAAAGAAACCCAGACGTTTGGTCTTCTAAAGGTGGGTTTATATTCTATGACAGAACCAAGAAAATGTCTGTCCGTTGTGCTGACCCATTTGCTGCTATCAACATGGAACTTTCAGGTAAAGGCGCTCGCGGTGGTAAAGTTGGGTTGACCCAAATCAGGTCCGCAGCAGATAAGTTTCTTGGTGTAAGTATTCCGGACAATATGAGAATTAGAGCCGAAGCTAGAGATATATACACAGGCAATAAAAGACAAATAAAGATGTTTTGGAACATGGTTAAGAAAATCCATTCTGATGTTAAGTATGGAGGCTTTCAAGTAAGTGTTTCAGAAGCTACTCATGATAGCATTCACGCGAACCTAAGTGCTACATATATACTACATGCGATGGCGTGTAACAGTAAAACGCAACAAAATGAATTTGTATCACATGCTATTAACATAGCTGGATCAAAAACTGATGATAGCTCCGCATTTATAAAGGTAGAAAGTGCATAGTTTGTAAATATGGTAGATATAATTGATATAAATATAACATAACTGGTAGTGATGTTGTGACAATTGCACGACAATTTTTTATTAATTAAATGGAATAACCCCGGGATAGATGCATGCCTAAAGAATTAAAGTTTAAAGATTTTCTTTCTGTTGACCTGATGCCAGGTGCAACCGATCAAGAAAAATCCAATGCTAAAAAACGTAAGACCTACGACGAAGAAGCCGTTGAACTAGAGGCAGAAGCATTGAACATGCAAACACGACGTAAGCGTGGCATGGATATGCGAAAAAATAAAAACAAACTTGCTATAAGCCGTAAAAGGGCTATGAACCGTGTTGCTAATCCTGAGCGGATTAAGAAGCGTGCTAAAAAGCAGGCTATGCGTGACATATATAAAAAATTGACAAAAGGCGTTCCTAGAGATAAGTTGACTCCGGCCAAAAAGGCTGAGCTTGAGAAACGAGTAGCAAAGATGAAGCCAAGAGTAAATAGGATGGCTAAAAAGCTAATGCCAACTGTTCGAGCTCGGGCCCATAGGAAATAATAATGATTAGTAGGTTTACACAGTATCTTGTTGAAGAGGAACGGGTAGCATATTTTGTATTTGCTACTATGAATCCGCCGCATATTAATGATGGAAAGCTTTTAGATAAGTTAGCGAAAACTGCCGGTAAAGGTTCATATATGGTGTACCTGTCGCATAGTGCTGATGGTGAGAAAAATCCGCTATCATATTCAGATAAAATAAAATATGCAAGGAAAATGTTTCCAAGACATGCTCGATCTATTATAGTAGATAAGAAATGTAAAACCCCGAAGCATGTATTAACTAAACTGTATGACCAGGGTTACAAGAATGTAGTAATGGTTTCTACTAAAGATCGAGTAAATGAATATAATGCTAGACTGAATGCCGGTAATGGTAAAAAAGGATCTCACGGTTTTTATAATTTTGAGAATGGCATTAGTATAGTGTCGGCAGGCAATATTACTGTCGATAGTTCAAAGGCAATAAAAGAAGCTGTACAAAATAATTTTGTCGCATTTAGTCAAGGACTTGGCGATAAAATTACGAACACCGATTCACGCAAATTGTTTAATTCAGTTCGTGGTGGACTGGGTCTTAAAGAAAATACGTCTTTTCAGCATCATGTTCAGCTTAATAAAGTATCAGATCGTAGAGAAGAGTTTGTCACAGGTACGTTATTTGAACTTGGTGATACTGTTGTAGTTAAAGAATCAGAAGAAATTGGTAAGATTGTTTTAATAGGATCTAACTATTTAATCATTGAATGCGGTGATAAGAAGCTTCGTAAATGGATTGATGCAGTTGAGCCTATTGAAGAAGATAACAAAAAAAGCATGTATGCTGATAAGCCTGATTGGGGAACAGATGCGTCCGCCAAAAAAGCTAAAAAGATAACTCCAAATGAAGAAACCGATCCTATGGCATCAGCTAGAGATACTATTCAAAAGGATAAGTCTCAGGCTAGAGATATGATAGCAAAAGAAAAAGAAAAAGATAAGAAAAAACACGATCGTATTTTAGATGCAGCGCGCAGACAAAATATGCTACGTAAAAACAAAGGCGTACAAACATGAAGTCATTTCACGAACTTGCTGCAGAAGTGGCAATGGAAAAACTAAAATCTAATTTAGCAAAAGAAGCCAAGAAAGCACCGTGCCGTTCAGAAGATATTGCTGAAGAACATGGATGCTCATGTAATGATGGTGGTGAATGTAAGTGTGATACAGACGCTGATTGCTGTGATTGCAATGCAACGAACGAAGCTGCCAAGCCTGAAACAAATGAAGATGACGCTAGTGCAAGGATGTATAGAGATAATCCAAACATGATGAAGCAAAAAGGTCCTGGTGGTTTCAAAAGTTTAGCGCCTAAGGCGAAGAAGACGATAAAGAAAACAATGAAAACATTGCCAACTCCTACTAAGGAAGCTACGATTCCTGATGGCCAAACAGTCATGACAAAGAAGCCTGATCTTACCAATAAAGATAAGAAAACTATGGGCAAGATCGCTGATCTCATGAAGCGCGCTAATGAAGATGTTAAAGTTAAGAGTGCAGACAAAAAATCTGAACTAGTTAATGTTGATGGCAAGCTTGTTACTCGTATGGTTCCAACAACTAAACGTCAAGCAGATAAAAAAGACGATGTCGAAGAGGGCAAGAAACCAGGCCTATGGGCCAATATGCATGCTCGTCGTAAAGCTGGTAAACCAAAGCTTAAGCCCGGTGATAAGAATTATCCTAAAACTCTGGATATCGAATCTAAAGAAGAGTCAGCAAATCTAAAACTAATCAATAGAATTAAAAACTCTGGTGTAGTTAAGACTGGTTCTATGTCAAAAGATGCACCAGTTAAAAAAACCAACAAAGATCAAGAGTAATAATAAAGTGAATGAAACAGTAGAAACTCCTGTACCTATTTTGGCCGAGACTCATGATAAGTGCGGGACAGTGGACTGTTGTGGTGAATGTGATACTTCTGAAAATAGTAAAGAAAATAACGATGATGATTAGTTTTAAACATTTTATTATTGAACGAGGTAAAGATGCCAAAGGCCACTATATCTCAACTGAAAAGGGTGCCGGTATGACACAAAAGGGTGTTGATGCCGTCAATAGAAAGACAGGTGGAAACCTGAAGACTGCTGTGACTGGTAAAGTTAAAGCAGGTAGTGCCGCAGCTGGTAGGAGAAAATCCTTCTGTGCAAGAATGAGCGGGAATAAAGGTCCAATGAAAGACGACCAAGGTAGACCCACACGTAAGGCTATGAGCCTACGCCGCTGGAAATGTTAATTTAATTGGAAGTTTAGTAATATGGATAGTAGCGATGGTAAAGCCCGGCTTGACCGAATAGAACAAAAGATTGATAAGTTGGCAGATGCTCTTATTCAAATAGCCCGATTCGAAGAGAAACTAGAAGCATACAATGTTTATAGGGAAGACTCGTGGAATCGTATGAATAAGTTTTCGGAGAAGCTCGACAATATAGAAAAGCAGGTGCAGGACAACGCACACACTGTTATGCTAATTAATAAGTTATTCTGGGTCGCGATAATCGCTGTCACAGGTGCAATTGCAACACAAGTTTTTATGTAAGGATAAAAAATGAAAACTCAAGATATAAGAAACATGGCCCTTGCATTCCAAGCGGTCACTGAAAAGAAACTAGCCGGAGATCAGCACAAACTTGATCACGACGAAGATGGTGACATTGATGCTGCAGACTTTAAAGGCCTGCGTAATAAAGGCAAAAAAGATAAGAAGTCTGAAGTCGAAGTTAAGCCTACTCAGAAAATGGATACTGATAAAAGTCAGGAAGAAACCCTAGATTATAACCCTGCAAAGGGCGGCTACAATCAACCTAAAGACAAAGAAGTTGGTAAAAGGGTCGGCACGCGTGAAGATACTGAGCTTGAAAGCCTTGAAACACAGATCGAAGAAACATACCAAGGCGTTCAGTCAGGTATGCGCCAGGCTATGATGCAGATGTGGGAGAAAGCATCCCATAAAGCGAACCAGCCGGGCGAAGAGATCGACTCGAAAGATTCGGTTACTGCAAAGAAAATGCGGGCAGATCATAAACCAGAAGTTAACGACACCGAAGAAAAAGGTCACACTGACGCAGCAGCGGCCGGCCGAGTTGGTCCAAAAGCGGCTGCACGTAATGGTGATAACATGAAGGGTGATAAGGCTATCATTAATCCAGTGAAAGGAACAACATAATATGGCAATTCAACCACCAAGCTGGGCGAAGAATGCTGTGCCAACTCCAAATGGTTGGCAAGAGCCTCGTACCGGCGAACTACTTAAATCGCAACGTCTTACGCAGGAAGATATTGATGTATATAACGGAGTTGAAGTTAGTGCTCCTGCACCGACTCCAGCTCACGTCCCTGAGCCTGTAGTAGAGGAAGTTATAGTGCAACAATTAAACGAAGCACCACAAAACAATGTATCTCTTGATGATATGTCTAAGACTCAACTAGAAGCTGTAGGGCGTCAACATGGAGTTGAGCTTGATCGTAGAAAATCAAAAACTGCACTTCTTGCTGAGTTGAAAACACTCACTGAGTAATTACATAAATAAGTTTGAAACATAACTTATGAGA